GAACTCTTTAAGTCTTCGACGTCGCTGGTGAGATCGCTATAATCTTCCGGGATTGATTCGATTACTTCCTGGCCTTTTGCGATAACCGCATTCTTCTGCGTTGTGCCTTCTGCGGTAACAAGGCCGACCTGCCGTGTACCCTCTTCAGTAACAAGGGCGAGCTTAGCTGCGGCATCCGATGCACTTCCTGCCGCTGCTGTTGCACTCCCTGCTGCGGCACTCGCTGATCCAGCTGCTGCTGTTGCGCTCCCTGCTGCTGCTGTTGCGCTTCCGGCTGCCGCCGTTGCACTTTCATCTGCTGCGGTTGCACTCCCGGCTGCTGCGGTTGCGCTTCCATCCGCATCTGTGGCGCTACCGTCTGCGGCTGTAGCGGAGGATGATGCCAGCTCAGAATAGTATTTGCTATTGTTGTGGTAGTACGGGCTGGTATCAGCGACGGCTCTCCCGTTCGCGGTTCCGACCGCGAATCCTTCGGATTTTAGCGCCGATTCTGACGACATTGCAGCTGACGTCCCTGCATCGCTGGCATAACCCTGTGCCGTATTGGCAGAGGAATTTGCCCTGCTGGAATAGTATTTGCTGTTGTTGTGGTACGCCTCATCGTCGCTGGGAACATCTACGCCATCCCTTTTCCCGACAGCATATGCCTCAGAATCCTGCGCCGCTATAACAGCTTCCGCACTTGCCACTATCAGATCCTGGATCCGTGATTCATATGGTTCCGGAACCTCTCCCGCTCCTTCGATAGACGGCAATACGCATGTCGCAAATACGATGCTTTTTGCAATCACATCATCGACCACATAGGTCAGTTCACAGCGGCCATGGCCGACCAGCGCCACGTCTGCGCTCTGGACGATCCAGTGCACCTGCTCGTCGCTCACTGTGATGCTGCAGGTATACGGCGTATTTTCTGCAGGTCGGCGGTTCAAAAGCTCAAATGCACCATTGCCATACAGGTCCGCCCATCCGGACACATCGAAGATGATCTCCGCTGCTCCGTTTTCTCCCTGGCGCCCAAGAGGGATAATCACTTTCTCCTGAGCAGATATCTGTCTCATGTTTTTTCCTCCTTGTAGAAATCAATGATCGGCTGCAGGTATTTCACGTCCGTCGGAGAGAGGATGATGTTCTCATCCATCCGGATCCGGATCCTCTCCAGATCAGTCTGTACATCCATCTCCTGCAGAGCACTGATCTTCTCCTGATCGCCGTCTGCTTTAACCAGTTCCATTCCGTAGAACGAGAGATCTACGTTGTATTTGTCCACCATTTTCATCACGGCGTATGCCGTCGGCAGAGGCAGATCCTGCCGTATCAGCTTTTGCAGCGCAGGCGACGCCTGCACAAGTTCAATCAGTTTCATGATATCAGTCCGTATGCTTTCAGCGCCGTTATCAATGTCGCTACTGTCGCGTTATTAGCGACCGACTGCTGCCGTATCGGTGTTGTCCCGAAAAATCCAAGCGTTGACGAATATGACGATCCGCCGATGCTGATAGTCCCTTCGGCATACAGATCGCCAAAATTTCTCTGCCTTGTGCCTAAATGTACTCTGCCGGAGCTTGACGGTGTAAGAGCGCAGCCTAATGTCACATCGTTCACATCGATATAATACGTTCCCGCTCCGATCTTCGTTGTTGCAACTGCAGACCATTCGCAGGCGTAATCCGTCCCGGATGATTTTTTCAAATACTGTCCGGCGGTTCCGCCTGCCGGAATGGTTCCAACCGATGCCCATTCGCATGCATAATTATCGTCAGATGTTTTCCTCAGAATCTGGCCAGATGATCCACCGGTCGGCAACCCGCCGGAGCTTGACGGTGTTGCCCATTTTACGGCGTAGCTCGCTGATCCGTCTTTCATCAGGACCTGACCATCAGAGCCTCCTGACGGGATCGGATATCTGTCCATCGGATTACCTATCACATATTCGATCACATAGGATCCGCTGATCTTACGGACCTTTACCCGATCTCCTGTCTTTATACGGACGCTGTTGTTTGCCTTGTATTTTTTTGACCCTGTAGCAGCAGACCCGTCGAAAAGCAAAGTTGCGCCTGTTGATGAAACGGTGTCAACAGTAGCGATCTCTGTTTCAGGTCCTGCCCCTGTTTCTTCTTCCATAAACAGATCCGTCAAATCGTTCATGTTATCACCTTCTCCAGCGTATGCGTCATTTCTGCGCCAGGCATCAGGCTCGCCTCCCATGCTGTTTCAACACAGATTCCATCTTCTCCGCTCTTTGCCAGCGCGACGACTTCGTTTATCCCGCAATCCGGCATGATTGCTGTCCTGACTATCAGCTTTTCAGAGAGCATCATGCTTTCCCGGCATATCATCTGGGCATATTCTTCCAGTGCAGACAGTGATGCGATATTGTCCACTTTCTGCATTTTGTATATCCTCATTCCGCGTCTTATGATCGACGTCGGAGAAGCAGGATTGTTATTCTCCGCCACAGCTTTCATCACGGAGTTGTCGTCCGGGTTGCTGCATACGCAGATAAATACGTTCGGTGCATTGAACAGGTCCACCTCTGCACGCGTATTGCTGATCATCAGTGTTTTGCTGTCGTTTTCGCTGTAGGTGCGCTGGATGTTCGCTGCATCCAGGACATGCTTCTGATCCAGAACAGCATAGCCCTGACTGTTAAACCAGATCTCATTGTAATTGATCTCGCTGAGCAGCTGATTGATGATTTTCAGGTAGCTTGTTCCGATCTCCCAATCCTCTCTGTCCATTCTCAGCGTTTCATTTGTCGGCGTATCTATCACGAGCGCTATTCCCGCTCCCGTCAGGATCTCTTTTATGACCTGCAGATAATTCGTTCCGCTTGACAGATGGATGATGTCGTCCGTCGTTCGCGCCTGAAGGATCCAGCATCTGTCATATGCCTCCACGCTGATCAGCAAGCCTGTTTCGCTGTATTGCTTTGATACGGTCGCCGGCCGGAAGATCCCCATGCTTTTCTCCTCGCCGTCTATGGATATCACAGGGCGGAGTTCATCTGCGTACCAATCAATCATATCGTTCGGATAGAACGTGCCTGACAGGCTGCTTTTCAGCTCTGAATCGTTATTCATCCGGATCCGCGGTGCATTTGTTATCGGGAATTTCAGTTCTGAAATCTTCACTCCGTTCCGGATCACGTCCACACGCGATTTGATATTCCTGATCACAGCTCCACACTCCCGCTCAATTCAAGCTGCTGTATCGTGCACCTGTAGCCTACGAAGAATTTGTTTGCCGTCTTCTGGTATGCATTCAGGATCCCTGTCACAGCATCCCCTTTCGGCGTTTTAATACACACAACTTTTCCCAGCTCTTTCTCGAACTGTTCTGCATCCGTAAGCGCTGCAAACGCCACAGAAAACGTCATCCCGCTCGTCCTGTAAGGCGATACTTCCGCGGACGGATATGTATCTCCACTCAGCTGCAGCATGCTCATTTTCTGCTGCCGGTTCATCGTCACATTTGGGAGTGATTCCGATGTGTATTTCAGCCTGATCTTCTGCTTTGTTTCCAGATCGATCAATATCTTTTCCGACACAGAGATCTGCAGGCTCACCGTATCCGACTGCGTATAATAGTCTGTGTCATCCCAAATGCCTCGGACAAAATATTTATGATAGCCTACTGACAAATCATCCGTATAATCATTCCGCGTCGTTTTTTCGACTGCCACACCATCCCGATATACGACGAACCCATCATATGATCCGGTTGTTTCCCAGGACAAAAACGCCTCTTCTCCCGCTGTTGCTGTCAGTGTGATCGCATCTCCCGGTGTATTCACCACGACGAGTGCCGCTGTGCCCCAATCAGACCAAAGGCCGTAATTGTTTACCAGCCTCACTTTGACAGTATACTGGCCATCCGGCAGGATCACCGGCAGTTTTCTGGTTGTTTCTGTTCCGTAGACCGTGCCGCTGTCATATACACCGGTAATCTGGATCTGATATCCCTGCTGGTCACTCCCCTGCCATGATATTCTTGATTTGGGGACCTGCGTTGCACTTACCGACGGTTTAGCCGGTGCTGCTACCACGACAAACGGCGCCGCAGATGACCAGGATCCGTATACTGCATTGCTGTTTGCCGTCCGCACGCGCCAGTATTTTTGTCCGCTTGTCAGCATGCCGGCAAGAATATCCGCTCTGGTCTGCGGCCCACTCACTGTCAAAAGATCCGACCAGGTTGTTCCATTTGCCGATATCTGGATCTGCGCAGCTGTCTGTGCCGATCCGGTTTCAATGATATGCTCCCATGTGAACACATTTTGCACGGAACCGTTCACCATTGTATTTTTCGGCGTGAGGGCTGTCGCTGTCGATGTTGCTTCCACCGTTGTGAGCGTGTACCAGTCTGAGTAGGTTTCGTCTCCAGCTGTCGTTGTTACCTTAACACGCCACATGATCGTATCTGTCGAGAATGTGTTTGCAGGGATCGTCACGCTCTGGGATGTTCCCACGTTCACGGTGTGCTCTGTCCCGCTCGCGCTTGTTTTCCAGTAAAGCACTGCGGAAGCCTGTTCAAAATCTCCCACGCACGGTGCAGACGGCTCCAGCGTCCAGGAGAATGTATTTGCCTGCCCTTTTGGAATGTACCCGGAAGACGGTGATCCGTTAACCACCGGAGTTACAGCTTCTCCATATATGATGCTTATATACGGGAAAAAAGCCCTTGAGAACTGTGTGTAAAACGCCATCCCCTCCGGCAGCGTTATGGATGTTCTTATCCCAAATTTGATAAGATCAGCAAGATCTTTTCTTGTGATTTCTGCTACCCCATCAATTGGATACACCCACACCACCCATGGTGTTGGGCTGCTTTTAAATGTCCCTATTGCAAGAGTGTTTTCTCCGTATCCCGGTGCACTGTTCCAGGTTACTGATTCTTCATCGAAATCGCTGTTGTTGATATATAGTCCAGCATTTGTAATAGGGATCGTCTCGGTACCATATGTGCCCCATTCCAGTTTTATCCGTGCGTTTATGATCTCTCGATATTTATAGGCATCATCTTCGCTGTTGAATCCCATCAGCAGGTCTGTCGTTCCCGCTTCCAGTCCCCTTATATCTGCATCTGTTTCTGTGATCGTTCTGTTGTAATTTGGCTGATTCGCATAGATATATGCGCTTTTTGTTGCTTTGTATGTCTTTGTCTCCGACATGATCAGCCTCTCATTCTGCTGTTGATCCGCGCATTCCTCGCCAGCTCAACAATATCATTGAATTCCTGCACAGAACTTGCATCGATCGTGATATAGAACGTATCTCCGCCGAGTTCTCTGCTCTCCTGTGCGTTTGCAATACTGGATCCGGCCGGAAGGCTGACGAGTTCCGGGCCGTTCTCTCCGACCCATGTCATGCCGCCGGCGAAGTTCATGTTTCCGGGAGCGTTGTACCATTCATTTATTGGTCTCATTTCCTTCCCGTTTCCGGCATCTTTCAGCATGAAGTATTGGCCGATTGGTGAAGATGTTAGGAACCGCAGAGTATTGAACAAATCCAGTATTTCCGATACAATCCAGTTCGTTTTTAGCTCGTACATTGCGCCGCTAAGTTTTTCAAGACCTTCCTTGATTGCTGGAATCGCCGTATTGAAAATCCATGTCAGCGGAGACAGGAGATCCGACACCAGTCCGAGAATATCCCCAAGTCCTTCAATGATCCCGGAATCGATCAGTACCTTCCCTGCCCCTTCCATGAGCTTCTGCCAGTTTTCATAGAAGTCAGCCACGACAGGCGCCATCTCTGCCGCGATCTGCTTCTTGATGCCTTCCTGTGTCTTCTGCAGTTTCTGATACGCGTCATCCACAGCACCCAGCTTTGCCAGTGCGCTTTTATCCAGGACGACGCCCATGTTCTCCGCTTCTTTGCCGTATTCTTTGAGCGCCTTGCTGCCGGCATTTATCAGAGGGTTGAGATCCTCCGCCTTCTTGCCGAACAGATCCATGGCCACGGTGTCCCGCTCTGTCTGGTTTTCGATATTCCCAAGCGCATCGATCAGATCGTAGAAGACATCCTCCGCATTCCGTAGACCGTTGCTGTCTTCCACAGCCACACCGAGCCGCATGAAGGATTCTGCCAGATTTTCATTTCCTGCAGCTGCATCCTGCATGTTGTTTTTCAGCTTTGTGAGGCTTCCTTTGATCGTTTCAAAACTGACATCGACGAATTCCGCAGCATATTCCATCTGCTGAATCGTATCCGTGTCCAGCCCTGTCACCTGTGCAAGCGTCAGCGTCTCATCCGCCTGGGCAGCCATCTCCCTTGTTAGGCCTATCAGTTTTTCATATCCTTTGATAGCCGCCGCTACAGCTGCCGTCACCGCGCCCATGACCGCGACCGTCTTTGCCGAGAACGTGCCAAGGTCTGACGTTGCTTTCTGCAGGCCGTCCGGAAGTTTGATGCCGAATTTTTCAGCAAGATCCGCAATCGTCATCCCTGTCTGCTGTCCCTGATTGCTTGCCTCTTCCAGCGCCTCATTGTTTTCCCGGATCGCGTGCTCTGTATTATAAACAGCCGCTTCTGCGTCATTCAGCTGCTTCTGCCACTTCTGTGTTTCTTTGTCTGCCTCCCCATAGGCCTCAACAGACGCCTGCAGGGCTTTCCGCAGCTCCTCCACCTTCTCCTGCTGGGTGTCTAATGTACGTTTCAGGACGTCTCCTTTTGCAGTGAGCGCTTCGACAGAATTTGCATTGTCCTGGTATTCCGCCGTAACCTTCCGCATTTCTGACGACATGGTCGCCAGATTCGCATTTATATTGGAGATCGCGTCTTTGTACTCGCGCTCTCCTTCCATCTTGATTTTTGTGCCGATCGTTCTTGTTGCCATGTATTATCACTCGCCTCCCATCAGGAAAGCACTCAGGCTTTTTATTTTCTGTTTGTCCTCCCGCTCCGGTTTTTTCTGTGCCCGGAACAGGATCACCAGCCTCGCCGGATTCATCGTTTTCCAGAATTCCCGCTCCGGCCTGTGGCAATTGAGGATCCATATGGAAAGAAACCAGGCGAAGTCAATCCTCATCGGCTCCGCCTGGTCTGTCAGTTTTTTTCTCCGTCTCCCGCTTCCTGTGTCTCCTCGTCCGGCTTTAAATAAAGGGCATTGATAACGATCTTAATCAGATCCTGCATCAATTCCATATCAGGCTTTGCCGGCAAGACCCTTCCGATCTGCCTCGCTGTATATCGCTCCGGCCAGCCCATTTCGTCAGCGTAATCGTTTGCCATTGCCGCTATATACGCTGAGATGTTCCGCATGCTTTTCTCTTCATCCAGAATATTCGGGATCCCCCCGAATTCTTCCTGGAGATCAGCCAGCACATTGAAGTTGCACCGGAGCATGTATGTTTTGCCGTTTATGTCAAACGGCAGTTCTTTGAGACGGATATCCTCCATATTTTCTTCCCCTTATCAGGCAAGCGCGGCAGTGATCCACGCGGTGGCTTTTGCTTCCGTGTCAACTGTCGCGACTTCAAACATGTCCTGATTTGCGCTATGATCCGGCAGGAATTCTCCTGTCGTCGTCGGAGTGTTGAACGTGATGTTCTCGCCCTTTGTGTTGTATACCATGTCCGGCAGGCCGAAGAGCGCCCGCTTGATCAGCACACAGGTGTATTTCTTTTCTCCGTCAATCATGTCCGGCGCGTAAAATGCTACGCCGACATATTTTGCCGAATCTTTTGCAGAATACACAAGGCCCGTCACACTGCTCGTCCCCGTGCCGCGCGTCTTGTCCTGGGCGCCGAAAAGCACCTTCTGCGCTGCCGTCGGGATATATTTCACTCCGATCGAGATTGTGCCGCCCGTTGCTTCCCGGATGAATTCCGCCAGGGCAGATTCCGCATACAAACGGCCTTCCGCAAACCGCAGCGACAGGTTGACGTTCATCGCGTCTCCGATCGTCTGCACAGACTCATAGGAAATCGTGCCATTTGTGTTTTTGTAGGTTCCAATCTTAATGCCTCTGAGATCTATCGCCGGCATCGTTTTTCCCTCCTGTTATTGTTTTTCAATGTAGTCATGGATCACGTCAGCTGCCGCATCCAGCGCCCGCTCCTGGGCTTTTTTATTCGCCACAGATATGAAAGGCCTCGCCGGCTGGCCACGTTTTCCGAATTCGTTTATGAATGCGATCTCCGCATTCCTCGTCGATGTTCTTCCGCGCTTTCTGGATCCGGAAAAGGTTATCGTCACGCTTGCCCCGTTTTCCTCAATCTTCGGTTTGTTCACCTTGATCTTGTCCAGGATATGCGCGTTTGACTCCGGGTCTCTGATGCCTTTCTCTTCCCCTACGCGGCGCTGTTCTTCCGCCACGATGTTTCCGGCTGCCGTCATTGCTTTTGCTTTCACATCCTGCGGAATATTTGCCATTTTTTTGAATGCTGCGGCAAGATCTTCCGTGCCGTAAAACGAAAACGCCGGCATCAGACATCACCGTCCGCATATTCACATTCAAACACATAATGCTGACCATCTCCGTCAGACACATTGTTGATCGTCGGATAGGTAAAACCGGAATTTGCAAGCGTCTGCGCGATCTGCTTTTTCTTTTCCAGCGGGTTCTCTTTTTGCGGCAGATACCAGTGCACCTGCACCAGGCATCTGCGCTCCTTTGCTGTTCCTTCCGCGTAGAAGAAAAGCTCGTCATAATTGAAGACGATATACTCCGTCGCATCCCCTGTATAGAGATTCGGCTCAACGACCGGGACGATTGGCTGCAGGCCTGTCCTGATCACAGATTCAAGGCTCATTATCTCAGCTCCTTTTCCATGACGAGGAACGTTGTCCCGTGTCCGCTCGGATATGTCCTGATGATCTTGTATCGGACGGAATCAAATCTGCAGATTGTTTCCTGCTGATAGTCTTCCTCCCAGATCTCCGCTGTCGCCGACGGCAGCATCCCCGCTTTCAGCCCTTCATAGAATTCTCCGCGGGCGACGCCTTCCGAGAACGTGCAGGCTACCTGCCTCTCTGTTTCCGTCTTTTCAACATACCCGTCTCCGTCAACAGTTTCTGTAACGGTGATCAGCGTGAGATCATCCAGCCACGGCGTTCGGTTTGTGCTGATCTTCATACGGACCAGCCTCCTCCTTCCATGGCATAATCCACATCCAGAGCCATTGCGTTCGACATGCTTTCATAGGCCTTCTGATAACGCTCTCCTTCGCCCTGGAAGTTGTACCATGCTCTGCAATACTGGATGATTGCCCGCTCCGTCACCGGATCTGTATCGATTATCAGCTGCACGCCGCGCATCCGGAGATCATGCTTTGCCGCTTCAATCGTTGAGATGATATCCGTATCTCTGCTTGTTCCTGATTTACCGAGCGACAATTTTACTGCTTCAAGAATAGCCATGTTTCTCCTCTCCCGGCCTTATTTATTATCCAGGCTCAGGTTCTCCGTCTCGCCGAAGATCCGCTGCCCGATATGTCCCAGCTGGATATTGCTGTCTGCGTAAATGGTCCCTCCGAGCTGGTGCACGCGCATGCAGAAGGACAGATCCTCGCCAAACCCCGCCGCAGGCATGAACGGCCACGGTCCGAGATTGTTCTGCAGAGAAGCAATCAGCCCAACCCTCATCATCACGCAGCCGAACCCGCATGCTTTTATCGGAAAAATCTCATGCTCCGGATAATTCATGTATATATCCGCGACTGGTTCCAGCCTGCCTTCCGGCGTGCGGTTTATTCTGCACTCCTTGTATATCACCGGTGTATGCAGCGGAACGCGCTTATAATAGATCCCGCTCACCATCTGACGGTCTTCCATGTCTTCCAGCAATCTTTCCATCAGATCCGGATTGAATACCATATCCGAGTCCAGCCAAAGGACAAAATCAAAGTCCTCCTCGACAGCACGGCCGGCCAGCTCATTTCGCGCATCATAGATCAGGGAGCCGGATATGATGCCATATTCGACATCCCCGATCTTGCGCATCCGGCACAGGCAGCGCACGAAGGCTGAGTGCATCATATCCATGCAAGGGATCGCGATCAGTGTTTTCATGCCGCTGCCTCCGTCAGATTATCAGGTCTTTGCGAAGCGGACGAACGCGCTGGTGTCAAGCAGCTCGCCGTCTGCCAGGCAGGCGCCGCGGAACTGCAGGTTGGTCGTCGTTGCCGTCTCAAACATTTTTACCTCAAGGGGTTTGAAGATGTTGACCTTATAGGCCTTCGGGTCGCCGAAGAAGATCGTCTCTTTGTTGGAGACCTTTGCTTCGCTCATCAGGACCACATCATGACCGAACAGCTTCGTCTCAAAGCCGTTGTTGATGATGTAATCGTTGAGCTGCGTCGTCGCCATGACTTCGCCGTAGAACAATTCCGGCGTCATGACCCAGATTGCGCCGGCCTGATACTGAGAACCGAGTGCTGCCATAACCTTCAGCAGGTCTGCTTTCGTGACGCCTGCCGCCGTGAGGGCTGTTGAGGCTGCATTGACGGATGCCGTGATGCCCTTCAGGGAATTCGTGCCGGTGCCCACCAGGATGTCCTTGTTGATGGCATAGCGGATCTGGCCGACGAGGTTGTTCACGATCCAATCGTGTACGGCAGGAACTGCCATATGATCGATATCCGCGCCCACGGTGAGGAGCTTTGTGTATTCGTTCGGGACGAGATCCACATAACCGATCACATCACTGGATTCCGTGATGGTCGCGCCTACGGCAGCTGCCGTTGCGGCATTGTTTGTGGTGGCCTTCGGGAAGCGGACGTATGTCGGGAACTGCGTCACATCCACCTTGCTGAGAAGCACAGACTCCTTGACCAGCTTATCCCATACGGCATTCACCGTCATCGTCGGGATAACTGCGCCGGCAGATGTCAGGGCCGCTCTCTCTTCTTCGTTCAGATCACGCCCGATCAGGCGCTTCGTCCAGGCATCCCGATATTCGATAGAATCTACTGCGAAACGGTTTTCCATTTCATTTTTTCCTTTCGTGTTGATATTATTCGGCCTGCTGCCGTTTTCAAAAGCAGCTTTTCTCTCTTCAGCCGCAGCCGTTGCGGCCTGTTTGCGGGCTTCCAGCTCCGCCGTGATCTGCCGGCGCTCTTCCGCGTTGGTGTCCGCTTCGGTGTTGAGTTCATGAAGGCGTTCCTCCGTCAGGTTCTCCATCCCGCTGCGGATCTCCGCTTCGATTTCTCCGGCTCTCTGTGACAGCTCTTCAGAGCGCGTCTGCAGCTCTTCCGGCGTCATGTCTTTGAAATCAAACATTTCTGTTTTCCTCCAATTTCTTCAAGATACTCTCTGCCAGGGATCTGCGTTCTGCGGTCTTCCGTGCCTGATCTCTTGCGCTCTCCAGCACAGAGGCCGCGCTGTCCAGCGCGTTTGCATTGCTGCGTGCCTCCAGAGAGGTCTGGTCATAGGCAGGCCACGTCACGGCGGACACCTCAAAGACCTTACTAATTCCAGTAATCGTCCTTTTCGGATATTCCGTGTCAAGATCCTCCCAGCTATCTGTTTCGACGCGAAACGCAAAGGACATCCCTGTGATATCCCCGCGTTTGATCGCCGAGTACAGGCTTCGTGATTCCGTGTTGCCCTCGGTATCCAGGTCAACGCGGATGTGCAGGCCGTCCGCTTCGACGGTCATCTGCATGGTGCTGTTTTCGTTGTTGTTGCGGCTCCTCGCCAGCGGGATCATACTCGTATCATGATTCACGAGGAAACGCACATCCCGCAGATCTGCTCCGTCCAGAGCACCAGCTGCGATCATTTCCTCATACCAGCCTCCTATATCCGTCTTCGCATTGTAGACGATCGGCACGCCGATAATATGATCTCCGTGTTTTTCATCCCGCTCCGCACGGAGTTCACAGGAAAAGGCTCTTACTTCTCTTGTCATATCTCTCATTCCTCCTGATCCGTATCTGTTTCCTTCAGCTTTGTTGCGGCATCCACATATTCTCCGCGGATGAAGTACCCATCACCTTCCGGCCCGATGGATTCCATCTGCATGATCTCTCTGCCTTCATTCCGGCTCAGCAGGCCTCTGTCCAGCAGATTCACGATGGTATTCAGCTTTGTTGACGTCGTCGCAAACTGCAGCCGATTCGCGCTGAATTCGATCTCGTTCCCTGCCGCGATCTGACGGTCTGAGAAAAACATGGAGCAGAGCACCAGCGACAGCTGCAGCGCAAACGGTTCGATCTTGCCTTCGTAGAAGGCATTCCATGTTGCTTCATCCCATTCGTTTTTCAGAATCTTGTCGTTCACGCCGTAGTATTTGTTGACATTCTCATTGATCAGCTTCATCTGGTCGCTGTCAACGATAAACGGCTTTGTGGCGATCTGTTTCACGTCGCTGTACTTCGTGTCGAACAGGATCACGCCGCCGTTGTTTTCCACAGAAAGATTGTCTCTGATGAAGCGTTTCCGTTCTGCCGAGATGTCCTCCGGTCTGACTGAATTGGAGATCTTTGCCAGGAACCGCGGTGCAGCTCCCTGCTTGATAGATTCCTTCATTGCCTGATCCTGCATGTTGATGACCTGCATCGTCGGATTCAGGACTCGATTGTCCTCTCCGAAGAAATCGTTATCATACTGCATCTTTGTCAGGATCCCGCATCGGTCATAATCCACATAGGCCGTTTTGCCGTTCGGGAAACTCATCTTCAGAAGCATACGGCCATCCGCCGCCTGGCGGATCTCGCACCCGGACGGCAGTGCCGGATACAGGCCGGTGATCTCATTATCATCAAATTCTGACGGGATCGGTACGATGAAAGCGGTATTTTCCACCTCGTATATCGTTGCCAGGCGATAGATAAACTGAGATGTCGTCTGCCACGGGTTCGGCCTGATCTGCAGCATTCGCTCATATTTCTTTCCCGCTGATCCGGAGATATGCGGCTTCAGCTTGCTGCAGTGCGTTGCTATGGCATGGATCGCCGCCCGTGTTTCCAGAGCCTCATATACGCCTCCGCCGGTAGTGCTCCACACCGGCGAATAGGCGGTCAATGTCTGGAAATATGTGTTGATCTTTTCCCGGTCCGCACGGCCGGGGAACAGTTTTTCAAAAAGTCCCATTTTGTGACCTCATATCATGTTGAGATAGTCCTGCTGTTTGTCCTGATAGATGACGAATGCATCCAGCAGAGCTGCCGTTCCGTCAATCCTCCGCGTCGACTTTGACGTCTTGTGCGGCTGTATATTCCCGTTTTTGTCTTCTTCGTATGCTGTGTTCGCCAGGCACCACTTATCGATCGGATTGTTGTTGTAAATCACGCGATGGGCTTCCAGATCGTTTCCGAGGCGCTTCATCGGATCCGACAGAGTCTTCTTTCCCTGGTGCACAGGGATCATGCTCTGCTCTCCAAAGAATCTCTGCATGTCTTCGACGAAATATTTTGCCGACCAACTGTCGTAACCGATCCACGGGATATAGATATCCTTTTCCTGCTGGATCTCGATAAACCAGTCTTTGACGACTCTGTAATGCACGGCATTTCCCGGACATGTCCTGACGAGGCCCCGCTCGATCCAGCGGTCATACGGGATCTTGTCCTCGTTGACCTTCTTCTCCACCAGATCCTCCGGGATCCAGTACATGGACAGTGCAAACAGCCTGTCACATCCCTGCACCCGGAATATCACCTTTGCTGCTGTCAGGTCCGTTGTGGTAGACAGGTCGCATCCGCCGATTCCGTAACGCGGATACGGCAGGATCCTCTCCTCCTCGTCTTTCGGCTTCCAGGTGAGTTTTCCGGCTTCTCTGTCCAGCGTGTATGTATCTTCGTTGTTTAGCTGCTCAAAGGTCAGCCAGGCTTCTGACGACGTCTCGCGGATGTTGAAGTCCTTGCAGAGCAGGTTCTTCACCAGCATCGGATTCTGCTTTGCTTTTTCCACCTTGTAGCGGAGAGCTTCCACATTTTTCACCGGCCCCAGCGACGGATTTGCCTTGATCCACATGGCCGGATCCGTCCATTCCTTCCGGTTGTCGAGTTCATAGATCAGCGGGAGAAAATGCTCGTCTTCAAAGCCTTCTTTTCCTCCGCTCAGCAGGCTGTTGATCTTGTTTTCCGCCCGCTCATACAGCGTATCAAATACGTCCTCCCGCACGGTGCCGGCTGTCGTGATCATGATATTCATCGGCTGCTCTCTGGCCGTCTCTCCGTCGATTATGACGTCGTAAAGTGCCTGCCCGTTTTTCCAGGCTGCCACTTCGTCCATAATCGCTCCGGATGGATTCAGGCCGTCGAGCGTATTGCTGTCTGCTGCCAGCGGCCTGAATTTCCCGTCGTTGAAGTCCGTCAGGATCTCTCCTACGAGCGTCCGAGCCTTCTTCTTCAGCGCAGGAGATTTGTTTATCATTCTCTTTGCTTCTTCCCAGCTCAGCTTCGCCTGATCGCGTGTTGTGGCCACAGAATAAATCTCCGGGCCGTTTTCTCCGTCAGCATAGAGCATATACAGTCCAAGCCCTGACGCCAGTGTCGTTTTTCCGCATTTTCTGCCGACCACGAGGAACAGCTCTCTGTATTTCCTCATGCCTTCCAGATCTACAAAGCCGAACATGGTGCAGATCATTGCCTTCTGCCACAGGAGCAGACGGATAGGCTTCCCGCCATCCCGTCCTTTGCTCTGCCGGCAGAACTGTGTGATAAAACGCAGCGCGTGTCCCGCTCTGCGTTCGTCATAAATATATTCGCCCGGCTCGTCCAGGTCTTTCACGATCCCGGCATACACATCCCGGATCTTTTTCCCGACCGTAACCTGCCCGGTCTCGATCTGCTGCCAGTATTCGCGGATATAGTCCGTCACATCTGATCACGCTCGCTCAGAAACTCGTCAAACGGATCCGCCTGCTGTTCCTGCTTCTGCGGGAGCATATCATGCAGCTGCCGGATGATCTTCTGGTAGCTGGCGTTCATGGTGTTGTATGTCTGCCCCTGCGGACGCGCTCTCTCATACTCCGGAAGGTTCGCAGACTGCTTGAACATCTCTGTCCAGCCGTTCTCTTCGATATCAGCCTCCAGATCTTCCAGCTCAACGCGCATGAATGCGGCCCGCTCGATCAGACCGAGCGCCAGCTTTTTCTTCTTCTCCGGAAGTTGCCGAAAGATTCTGTTAAGTCTGTTCTTCTCTCCGCGGATCCGTTCTTCTTTCGTTTTTTCCCTTGTTTGTACGGCCATGGTTTCCCCGCTTTTTTCTCCCGCGCACGGGCGTGAATTAAATCAAAGAAGGCCTCCCAAAAAGCCAGGGGGGTCTTGTGACGGCCTGCGTATTTTTCCGAGG